ATGTGAAAGCGTTCCGCGACTGGGTGGAGAAAGAAGCCGCCGCCTTCCGTGCGGTGATGCGTGAATACGGCCAGCTCCGCAAGGACGAGCAGGCGAGTTTCACCATCGTGGACGGTGACATGAAGCTGGAGGTGAGGAGCAACAAGGTGAAGAGTTTCGACGAGCGTGCCGATCTTGCCGCCGAGCGCCTGGTGGACTACCTGAAGCGTTACGCCATGGGGCGCGAGTTGGGTACCGATGATCCGATGTACCAGCTCGGCATGACGATGATCGAGCGTAACCGCCAGGGCGACCTGGACTACAAGTCGGTGAGCAAGCTGTACGAGCTGGAGGATCGTTTCGACAGCGAGTACACTGAAATCATGGATCTTTTCCGTGAGAGCAACGTGGTGTACAAGACCGCGGTGAATTATTATTTCCATAAACGTGACGAGAACGGTGTCTGGCACCGTATCGAGCCTTCATTCTGCCGTTTGTAGTATGGAAAAGACGAAGAATATCGCGCCTCATGTGATGGCCTGCAAGAACTGTGAGGGCAAGGGCCGTGTTTTCTACACGGACCAGGGCGGTGCCCCTTCCTCCTCCCGTTGTCCTGTCTGCAAGGGCAGCGGACGTGTGAAGGTGCAGAGCAAGGTTATCACCCGTATCGAGCCTTTTGTTCCGGGTGAGGATGACACCGAACTGATGACCATGTGATTTTGTTCACACTCTAAACGGAAAAACGCCGCATCCATGCACGATGCGGCGTTTTTTTATCAACATCCCCGGTTAAATGGCTAATTTTGCAGCATATACTTAACTTTACTTTATGGCCAAAGGACGAGACAAGACGCTTATAGAACTCCGTGATGAAGCCCTGTGCCGCCGTTACTATTACTGGACGGAGGTGCAGCGCCTGCGCTTTGATGACGCTTTGAAAGTGTTGTCCCGGCAGGAGTTTTTCATTTCCGAGGAGCGTATCATGTCCATTATCCGGCGCAAATGCCGGGAACTGAAGGAGCTGGAGGTAAAACCTGTCCCGAAAGTGAAAAAGCCCCGTCTGACAGCCGTCCAGCTCTCGCTTTTCACGGGCGAATAAACCTTGCCGCCCCTTCCTGCATGGCGGATTCGTCGTGCAGCGTGAAGGAATACACGGTTTCATACACCTTGATGTTTCCGGGGAGGGAATAGTCCCGGCTCTTCGCTCTGACCAGCGGGCTGGCCTCTTCCGAACATAGGAATCCCTGAAGTGTTTTATACAGCTTCTTCGCTTTCAGCTGGCGTTCCCTTATTTTATCATAGGTGCCTGAAGTGTAGTGCGTGTCGTCGTAACAGTCAATGGCCAGGCGTGTGGTGATGAACGACTCGCTTTTCTGTACCCCGTACCCGATGTCGTTCCAGTCGGATTCAGTGTTTCCGATCAGTACGCAAGGGAAGGTTACCGGGTAGTGGTCCTCTTCGGCCCCCGCTTCGAGCTGTCCGTAATCTTCGTCAATGTATGACAGCTCCGGCATCTTTTCGGCGATGCGTTCCATGATTGCGATGAATATCTCTTCCATGTTGTTATAAATTTAAAATGTTTCTGATTTCGTTCTCCATTTTCTGGTCTATCTTTTCGGACAGTTCCCGGCTTTCCCCGAGGAACTGTCGCTGGGGTATGCGTATGCGGAGCTTTTTCTTTTTGGTCAGTGCCAGCCTTTTCCATTTCAGCGCCTCCGGATTCTCCTGCGGTTTATTGCTTGCGGCGGAACCCCCTTTTCTGCCTTTTTTTTTGCCCGTGGCGGCTTTTTTAGCCTTGCCTGAAGCCTGGTAATACTTCGCCCATGCAAAGCGCCGCATTTGGGGCGTGACGGTCGGGTTCACTTCTCCTCCCCAGTTCTGGACGGGCGCGTATATGAGGTCGTTGGCCACTCTCACCCTGTAGTCCGCCGGCACATACTTGACGGAGCTGAAGAGGTGGTTTCTTCCTGAGAGCAGCGTCCCGTACTGCCCGGCCGCATCGGTCCGCCCCGAGGACAGCCTTTTCGCTTTCGGCCACGGGTGTAGCCCTCCGTTTACGAAACCTTCCTTTCGGAAGTTGTCCTGGAAGTGGTCTTTCGCCATGCGTCCGGCTATGACCGGCATCCTGCGTCTCATCAGGTTGTCGAGCTCCTTCCGCTTGGCTTTTATCAGCTTTGAATATTCTTTTATGTCCATAAATGACTGATTTAAAAAAATATTTTATACTTTTGCAAAGAGGCATTTTTTACGTGCCCGTTATGTGTTATGAATGTACCTGAACAAGTGACAAATTTAGCTCGTGTTCATGGATTCAATTCCGTGGAACTGGTAAGGCATACATCGGACGAGAATGTGTATTCCGTCTGTTGTGTCGACGGGGACGGCTTGAGCCTTCCCACGGGGTTGCCTCATTATATCATAGACCGCAACGGCATTCTTACACTGACCTGTGACGATGATTTTCGAATCACTGACTCCTTGTGAATAATCCTGCCGCTTTCGGGTTGATGAGTTTGTTGTCAATTCGGAGAACGCCGACACTCTGCCCCTTCATTCTGGCGATGTAGTCCAGGACATTGTCTTTTCCGGGTTGTGGATCGAACAGTCTTGTCGAGCCGTTTTTTGTTTCGGCACAGAACACGTGTGCGCTTCCTCCTTTCCATGCACAATAGATCTCATACAGCCCGTCTTCTTTCATATTTTCCAGGAGGAACTTCCTGATTTCCTTTTCACCCATCCGCTTGATGTTATTCTTGTACGCCCACGTCCTTGCCCAGGTGAATTCTGAATCGGTTCCGTCCGCGTTCATAAACAGGTTCCTGTTCCATTTGATTCCCTGTTTATCCATCAAGTCGTACGCGCTGTTTTTTATATTCGGTGCCGCTTCGACATCAAATCCCAGTCTGCGGAGCAGGTGCACAGGTACGCATGTCTGGCAATTTACCTTGTAATCGATACTTTTGCTGTAGTTGGGGTTCTCTTTGCCTTTGTCCGCTTCCTCGTATGTCATAGGTTTTCCTTTGGTCATGCCGAGTGCCTTTTCCAGCTTGATGTTGTTCATGGCAATGGCCTCCTTCTCCTCCAGCTTGAGGTTTTCCGGCATTTCTCTGACCATTTCCCTGATCCGTCTTGTCAGTCTGGTTGCCGCGTCTTCAGCACCCGGATAGCCCTCTTTCTGATACGGATGGTTTTCAGAGAACAGTCTTGCATCTTTCCCTGTATTGTTTTCCAGTCCGTTATGCGCCTTGTTCCATCCCTTGTCGTCCGGTATGGGTGTGGGCTCCTCGTCGGTTGACGAGAGCGTGCATTTGCAGTTCCAGCGGTCCCCCGGCCTGTGCTCGTTCCAGAACGGATCATCGACGGGGCGTATGGTTCCCCAGAACACGCGGTGGTCCGCTCCCGGGTGTACGGATGTCGAGGGCATCCATTTGAGGTTCGGCAGGATATCCTTCTCCCGCTCGAACTGTCTCCAGTCGGCCGCCTGATGCGCCCGTATGACTGCCGTGTCGTATTCGGTACGCAGCCAGTGGACCATCTGGTGGTCTGCTATGGGCATGACAAGTTTCAGCCACTGTTCAAACGGCCTTAAATTGCCGTTTTCGTCCAGCAGCAGCGCCGCCATGTCGTTTTGTGCCCGGTGTACCTTGAAAGCGGCAAATACGGCGTTGTTCGCACGTATTTCGCGGTAGAAGTCATAATCCGGATCATCGGCTTCCCGTGCCCCGAACCCCTTGTCTCTGGCGTTGTTCATCGTTTTCCACGTGGCCTCGAACAGGTTCTCCT